GATGGGTTCATCAAACTTGGAAGAGTTGAGAGACCGAACATTGGGACTTACCTTAAGAAGGTTAAAAGAAAATGTTTTGGATTTACCCGACAAGATTATCACCCCCGTTTACCTTAGATTAAAATCAAAACAATATGAAGAGGTGATGGGCGAATACTATGATTGGTATGACAAAAACCCTGAAGAATCAAAATCACTTACAGTTCAATTTTCTAAACTGACAAAGGTTAGACAAATTATTGCTGACGAAAAAATTGCTCAGACAATTGAACTTGCTGAAAATATTTTAGAACAAGATAAGAAGGTTATTATCTTCTGTAACTTTACCGATTCGTTAAATAAAATTACCGAACACTTTGGTAAAGCTGCGGTTAAGTTGGATGGTTCCATGTCAAAACCTGAGAGACAACATTCTGTGGATGAGTTTCAGGACAATCCAAAAGTTAAAGTTTTTGTGGGAAATATTAAAGCGGCAGGTGTCGGAATTACATTAACCTCTGCGGAAGCGGTTATTATGAACGACCTGTCGTTTTTACCATCAGACCACGCACAAGCAGAAGACCGAGCTTATCGTTATGGTCAAAAAAATAATGTTTTAGTTTATTATCCTATCTTTGAAAATACAATCGAAGGAGTTATCTATGACATCCTAAACAACAAAAAACAAGTCATCGCAACAGTAATGGGTGACAACCAACACCCAGCGGATGCTGCTGAAGAAATCTTAGAAAGAATTAATCAACTGAGATATTAAGCAACTACGGATTATTTATATGAAATGGATAATCCAAATTTATGAAAAAAACAGAAGAAAAAATCAAACAACTAGAAAACCAAATACTTGAAAACCACGTTAACGAAGAAAAGGAGTTGTTGATTACAGAAATGAAAAAAATTGGAATAGAGAAATTACCTTATTCCTACTCAGCCCTCAAACAGTTTATTGACCCCGAGACAATGAACTTTCATTACAACAAACATTACAAAGGGTACGTGGATAAACTAAACGACGCTTTATCAAAGAAAAAATACGGGGATTTAGATTTAGAAAAAATCATCAAGACAATTAGTCGTTTTGACAAAACAATTAGAAACAACGCAGGTGGTGCTTTTAACCACGCTCTGTTTTGGAACATGTTAACACCCGAACCAAAAAAATTGGAAGGTGACCTTTACAAAAAGATTACAAAACAATGGGGGACATTCACAAACTTCAAAAAAGAGTTTGAAAAAATTGCTAAAGACAGATTTGGTTCAGGTTGGGTGTGGTTAGTACTTACTTCCAAAAATACCTTGAAACTTATGTCAACACCAAACCAAGACAATCCGTTAATGAATGTGATTGAAGGTGGTGGATTTCCGTTGTTAGGTTTGGATTTGTGGGAACATGCTTACTATCTAAAATACAGAAACAAAAGAGATGAATACATTACAAATTTTTGGAAAGTTGTAAATTGGGACTTTGTTACCAAAATGTATGAAATGAGAGTTGAAACTAAATTAACTGAATCGGTTGAAATGAAAAAACTTTTATCTGAGGCAAAATCAGACAAATGTACAAGAGATGAAGTTGAGGCATGTAAAATGTTATTCAACGTTAACAAAAAAATCAAATCAATATATCAACACGGAATTGACGAAATTCTTAAAGAAGTGTTTAGAGACAAGTATGTTAGTCGTCCAAACAACGATGAGTTACCTGGTATATACGGTTTAGAAAATGAAGGAAGGTCGGTTATTAATAAATTGAACACAAATTACAATACTTTTTGTATCATAATGAAAGACTTAAATTCTGTTATTAGAAGAGAAACAAAAAAGGGACCAATTAATTTTGAAAATAAAACTCCGGCAGAACAGGTAAAAGAAACCGAAAGATTTGTAAACGCACTTAAACATTTTAAATTTAGGATTTTTAACCCTGAGAGTTCAACCTTTATCAACGTATTAAAAGTTTTAGAAGAAAAAAATATGGTTGGTGACAAAAGAGAAAAAATTACCGCAGCAATTCTTAAAAGACATTTCAGAGACAGAATAAAAATTGATGAGTTAGGTAAACTTGGAAACAAAAGAGACGCATTAGAGGGAATTGATTTAGTGCTTGATTTAGATGGTGTAACAAAAACTGCACAAGTCAAACCTTTTATTAGTAAAATTGACAAAGGAGAAAGTTTTGTTATGGTAGGAACGGGTCAAGTAAAACCATACAAAACGGATTATATGATTTTTCAAAAAGGAAAAAATGTTTTAATGTTTCATAACAACCCAAAAATTTTGAACGGTGCGTATGTATTCCCTAAAGAATCCTTAGCATATGACATACAATAAACAATTTTGAAATATTTATAGTTATGGCAGTTATACCAGAACCAGAAAGGTCAAAAATTTATACACGAATCAAACACCTGTTAGGTGCACCACTCAGAAGTGTTGAAGTTACAGATGAGATGATGGATTCTTTGATGGAATTATCCATCCAAGATTACGAACAATATATTCTAAATTGGTTGATTGATAGTCAATGGACTAACTTAGTAAACCTTAACATGAGTGAAAAATCTGTGGCTCAAGCATTAATCACAAGAACAATGAATTTTGAACAACAATTTTCATACTCATATTCAAAAATTGTTGGTCTTCAAGCTGAAGGTCCTTGGGTATTAAAAAAAGATTACATCATTCTTGAAAAGAATAAACAAAATTATGAGATTCCCGCTGGACGTGAAATCAACGAAGTTCTATGGTTTAGTAATCAACCGTGGACAGCATTTGGTTTAGGTGGTATTGGTGGATTTGGTGGGGTTGGTTTAGGTGCCAATGAAGCTGGTTTTGCTCAAATGGGATATCAAGGTTCTTATTTTATGATGTCAGGTTTTGATTATCTAATAAGAATGCAAGAAGCAAACATCTTGAATAGAATCCTTGGTGGTTCATTCACTTATAGAATTACCGCATTACCTGATGGAAAAAAAGATTTACAACTATACAATGTACCAGGTGGAAATTTCAATTGGATGAATTACAGTGAATATGTTGGTAAAGCTGTTTGGTATTGGTACTATGATGTTACTCCTGATAGTAGAGCGGATTGTTTGAAAAATAATCCTGATGTAATTAAAATGCCAAATGATGTCCCATTAGAAGAAATTACTTGGACGGATTTGAATGTACCGGCACAACAATGGGTTAGAAGATGGTTTACCGCGTATGTTAAAGAAACATTGGCAAGAGTTAGAGGTAAGTATAGTGGTAATTTAAAAACACCTGATAGCGAATTGATTATGGAATATCAATCTTTACAAACTGAAGCTAAAGATGAAAAAACAAAATTGATTGAAGAATTAACAGGTGCTGAAGGTTGGTTAACAAGATTAAGACCTGAAAAAGTGATGGAAAAAGAAGCGTTGTTAGCAGAAAATCTAAATAAACAAATGAAATTCAGAGCAATGCCTCGTCAAATATATGTAATTTAAAATATGGCAATAATTAAAACAATACCTTCTACAAGGTTAATTAACGGAGAAATATTAAAAACATCAGAGATTTCTGTTGTATCTGAAAGAGAATATAGAACCAATGGTGAAGAATGTATCATCATCAGAGGTGTTGCAGAATCTACAATAACTTTAGATTCAAAAACTACAGACCATGTTGTTGTAAAAGCAATGACCAAAATAATAATAAAACCCGATGTAGGTAAAATTGACGAAGACTATGATGAAATAGTTGCCGACAAATACGCTTGTATTGAGTTTAGGTTTTGTACGGGTAATTGGTACATTCTATCCTCGGACGGTTTAAAACAATCATAAAAAAAAGGAATATGATGATACATATTCCTTTTTTTTTTAACTCAAATGGTTCTCCCAACCTTCCTCAGCCAATTCATACATATAGTCAGGTTTTAATCCTCTCTTTTCCCAATAAGACATTTCGGCATCTGTAATAGCCAATACATCCTCTAATTTATCTTGGTCACCTTCTTCAAACGGCTGTCCGTTAATCAACTCACATTGTGATGTGGTGAATATACCTCTTTGTTCAGGGTCTGTAACAATTAAACCATTTCTAACCTCATCCTTAAAACAAACCAACAAAGGTTCAATTCTTTTATTAAAAGTTACTATTGCTCTTGGAACATTGTAATCACCTGTTAAGTTAGGGTCATTATCCAAAATATCTTTGTCCAACATATAACAGTTGATTTGAACACCATCACCTTTCTTTTGAACGTCACCATGTGATGCTTTAATACCGTTGTTAACATACATAATTACATCACCCAAACTTACATTCAAGTTTGCTTGCATTGCCAACTCCATGTGAGCCATACGACTCATACTATTACCGGCTTTAGTTTTTTCTGTCAAACGTTTTCTGTAGTCATCCATCGTTAACTTAACTTTAGCTCTTTGAGCAATTTTACTTAATGGAACTTGTTTGTCAAAAATCTTTTGTAAGTATTCGTAGTAATATTCCACAAATGATTTACCGTCACCTTGAAGTAACATTTTAACTCCCTTATCCAAAAACTCCTCAATGTATAGTGGAAGTTTCTTTGACTTGATACTATTTCCCGTCAATTTGATTTTACCTTTCGCATCCATAACGGCGTAGTTCTTACGAGCCAAGTTGATACATGATGGCCAAACACCATCCGTATCTAACGCCATCTCACCTCTCATGAATATGTCATTATATTCTGCAACATCAGCCTCAGGACCATAGTATTCTTTACCCAACTTAACCTTCCAATTCAATCCACGCCCAACATAAACTCGGTCTTTTGCATCAGGAGGGGTTGAGAAGTTCACACCGTCCGTATCCATCACCAAAGGAACATAACCCTTAGTCATAAAGAACTTAATCATCTGACGAAGGTATTGTCTACCTGTACAAGTAATCTGTTCTCCCATGTACATATCACCCCAAGCATATACCTGTGGAGCGGACAACGCACCGAACATTGAGTTAATAAAGATTTTAATCGGTAATTGTTTATTACCATATGATTCAGATTTCTTACGGTCTGTTTCGTAATATTCCTCAGCAAGTTGTTTGTATTTGATACGGGTATCACGGAACCACTTTAACATTCCTTTCATTGCACCTGTTACATCACAATCAGGGAATACGTCATGTACCAACTGAATAGATGGGTATAGTGACGAGAAGTCAAGTTTGAGTACATCTTTAGAGTAACCAACCTTAAGTAGTCGTGATAGACCTCCTACAAAGTC